TTAACGAAATGAATTCCGCGCGGCATCAGAAATGAGTTCCAGTATATTTTTTTCGGCGCTGGGTTGCAGCGTGGGCGCATCAATTGTACCTGTAAATGGTAGGTATGGCCTGCCGGGAATATGCGCTTGATGATTTTTACCTGCATCGCCGCCAATCTGCTGGATCGTGGCATAATCTTTGGATGCCCCACCAGCGCCAATCAGGGCAAAATTGGAGCCAAATTCACTCGACGTGCTTGCCGCCATGACGCCGTGATCCTGCAATATCATCAAAACGCTACTGCCATTATTGCGCTTCAGCCGGGCGGCTTTTGTTGCCGGCGCGAGAGGCGCCCAATTTGGGCGGCCTTGTTCAGCAAAATTCTCTTCAGTTTCGTATTCGAGCACCCCGGCGATTTTTTGAAGCAATGGTGCGCCGGTTAGCGCATGCAAAACGGAATTGAATGCATTTGTGGCTGGGGAAATATTGATGTCAGCGGAATACATGGCTACACTGTACTTTGTGAGCGCGGCGCGAAATCGGTAGGGACGCGCCCCAGTGACTGACGGTAGCTACGCCGAGGCAGCCGATAAAAGCCAGAGTGTTGATAAGTCGCGCTCACAATCACAATCCTTCTGTTGTCGCCACCACGGCCAAGCCGTACAGCAGCGCACCTGCCCGCAAATTATTAAGATGCTTGGCATCGCGCTGCATCAAATTATAGACGTCCCAGTACAGCGACCCATCAACATTTTCGCGCACCACCACCATTAAATCGTTTTTTGCCTGAAAGATACCAATATACCGTTTGCGGTATGACCCATCATCGTAGGCGGTCAGCCACACTTCGAATGGGTTGACTAGTGTATCGAGCGCATAGTTTGCGTACCGTTCGCGGGCATCGGCGCGCTTTATGACCGTGTGCGGCAGCAACTCAGGCCGGATTGCAACTTTTTCGATGGGCGTTTGAATTACCTGCATTGTACCGTTTGGCACCAACACATCCCGCATTTGGCCGATGGCCGCATCCACGCCTTCGGCGGTGGGCAGCAATCCGGGATCGGGGCGACGCGGAAGGCCGGGAGCGCGCAAATCGGGGCGACCGAAATCTTTCCAGGTTGGCAGGTTATCCCTCGCCTTTGCTCCGCCTGCCGGCGAGGGCGGCGTAACCGGGGGTACGTTGACAACGTCCTGCTTTAATCCGGCGGGATCAAATCGCGGCCACGTTGCGCCGGGATTATGATCCCAACTCGGATCGGGGCGGAAAATCCGTTCTTTTCCCGTCCCGTCCTTGAATTTAACGGTTTTGACCTTTACGGTATCGCCATTGCGGTTGACCGGCACATCGATTTCGGCAATCGCATCCCGACCATCCTGCAATTGCTCGCCCGACGCCTTAAATTGAGAATCGGTGAGCGCTGTCACGCGGCAGCGACACCCCCAGCCGTTCGGTGGCCAGATGACCCGCCAGATCGGATCATCCCAGCGCCACACCTTGCCGTTTAGGGCGGCGTGGGATTCGCGGGTGCGGCCATCCCTGATTGCCACGTATTTCCAGAAGGGGCGATCCTTCACATTATCGACGTAGCGGGCGTAGCGCCCCGCCATATAAGCCGACTGCACGTTCGCCTGAAAAATAGTGCGTAACCGCCGATCACTGCCAAGCTGAACCTTGGTGATTTCGCCGGTGTCCGCATCAAGCATTTCCTTTTTGCCCCACCACCCCAGTTCCTGGAGCCGAGGCCTTAGATTTTTCTTGAAATCCTCGAAGCTCTGCCCGGCGATTGATTTTTCGACCTCGGCACGGATCGTGCGCAGCACCTCCAGATTGGTGGCCTTAGCTACGGTGAAGGCGCGCGCATGCGTTTGGGCATCGACATCATGCCAGTCCCACGAGAGCATCTCGCCCTTGGCCGCGAAGAATGCAACGGCATCCTTGGGGGTGAGGGCGAGATTAGCGATTAACGAGCCGGCCATGGCTTAATCTACCCCTACGCGCCCGAACAATTCGGCGCCAAACATCGCGCTGGCGAGCATCCCTTGCAGCTTTGCCGAATCCATTTTCGGGAATGCCGCCTCAGCGGCGGCCAGCGCCTCTTCGTAAGAGGAACTGGCCTCGATGGCCTCAAGTAGTGGCTCCAACATATCCGCGATAGCGGCTTGCAGGTCGGCCTGGGGGATTGACTGCAACGCATCGTCGATCGCCTGCTGGCCGGGGGCAATGGGTGCGGCGCTGCCCTCTGAAAAGCTGGCCGTACCTGATGGCGCATTGGGTTTGGGCGGCGGCGCATCCTTCTTTTTACTCCAGCCCTCGCCATACTTCGCGGTCACGGCTTCTACGCTCAGCTCGAACCCCATCTCCGAGACATTCTTGTCCGTCTCCGAAGCCGCCTTCAAATCATCCTCGGGTTTGATCACGCGATACAAGTTGCATGGCTCAAACCCGTTGTAATAGCAAATCCACGCCATCAGCGTACTGTTGATGGTTTCGGAAAGTAGATCGGAATCGCCTTGCACCAGATCAAGGCGCACGGCTTCACGCTCCTTGCTTGCCGCCCCCACCGCACCGCCCCCACCTTTACGACGCGGGTCCTGACCGAGGATCACTTCGGCTATCCAATCGTCCATGTATTCGCACAGCGATTGCTGGGTGGTGGTCGATCCGGTCAATTTCGACTCCAGCAACTCGATCATGGTGCCTTCCGGCGTCATGACCACGCCATCCGAACTCATCGCTTTCAGCGCATCGAACAGCGTTCTTTTCTCTTTGACTCCGGCAGACTTCGGGTATTTTCCCCACGGCGTGGGCGTACCGAAACGGTCATTCAGCTTGTTCCAGGCGATAATGCCTTTGCGCTTGAAAAACACTGGCCAGTAGAGTTGCAGCCCCAGTCCGGTGCCATAGGGGTTATCGTCTTCCGGGTTGACTCGGTGCACGATGAATTTTCGCTCAGGGAGGCTTTCGCCGGCCAGCATGTTGGCGCGGGTCAACAAATGCAACTCAGGCGGCTCGTTGGGGTCGGCCTGCACGTATACAAACCGCCGCTGAGCGCGCCGCACCAGACGTTTCGGCACAATGAAACCCTCATCGCTGACCGACCAAACCACCTCGCACACCGAAAACCCGGCCAGCAGCGCTTCGAGCAAATCCATGCAAAACTTGTCGAAATTGAAGCCCTTGAAAATCTCCGTCAGCTTATCCGCATCCGACCCGCCGCTTTCAGAGACAGGGGTGATCTGCCAAGGAAATCCGACCAGCGCCATCGCCCGTTTTTGCAACCCGGAAAACACCTTACCATCGCGCTTCAGGTCGCGATAGAGTTGCCAACTGTTGCCGCCGCCTTTCTCCAACAACAGAGGGTCATTGGTGCGAATAATGCCGAGATAATCGATCTCGAACGGATCAACCAGACGATTGGCAACTTCCGTATCCAGTTCGGGTTTGACGGTTTTATTAGTGGGATTATCAGCCATACAGGAATCCTTCTGTTTCCGCGTCGGCGGCACGTTGTCCATCGCTCTCATATTCGATTGGCGAAGCCGGATTGAGGGAGGCGAACCAACCCAGGCAGCCGCCGATAGCCGCATCGCCATGGCGCTTGCCGCCGTCTTTTTTGTCTTTGGTGTGGCCTGTATCCGGCACTTTGGGGACGCCATTGACAACCATAACGGCACGGTGATCGGAGAGCACCCCCTCATCTTTGGCGAGAGTGATATCGCCATCCTCAAACGCCGCTTTGTAGCGCGGCATATTGTCTCGATACCATTCCTGGGTAAGCATCACTCGCTGGATGTACTCCGCGCCGAATTTCTGCGCAGCCACCTCCGCAAGGTATTGTCCGTTGCCTCGCGCGTCGTTGGCTCCGCCCGAAAAATTAGGCAGACCTTCGACCACAAAAAACAGCACTTGGCGCTGCTGTTCAAATGGCACATTGCGCATTTCCAGGATGAACGGCGATGTGCGATGCAAAAATGCGTCCTGAACCAGCGGCACAATCACGGAAAGATCGCCATTGCGCGCGAAGTCCATGCCGTAAAAACTGGTTAGTGTGGTCGAAAGGCCAGCCAGCAGCGGTTTAATGTTGGTTTCCAGCCAATCATCTACCGTGGAAACCCGCTCATCTTCCGGCCGCAGCTCAAAACCGTCCGGCAGTGTCAGCCGCAGCACCGGATAAAGCGCGCTCATGCGTGATTCCACCAGCGTCCGGCTGAAATAAGCGCCGCCGGATTGCGATGGTATGCAATCCAGCTCTTCGGTGTCATTCGGACGATAGATCGCCCGAATTTCCTCCTCCCAATCCGCCTCACCTTCCGCCGACCATTCGGTGCCCAGCTTGAGGCACACCCGTTGATACAGCCCTTCGCGAATCGCCTGGTTGAACTCGATGCGATGCAGGCTATAGGGCTTCTTACCCGCGCGCACTTCGCTTACCAGCTCGTTAAACGGATTATCCACACCATTGTGCGTACTGATTACATGCACCGAACCGCCCCAGATCAGCAAAGCGAACGCCGCCTTGAGCAGTTCGGCAAGATCGGGATGGAACGCGGCCTCGTCAATGATCACAACGCCTTGCTTGCCGCGTAGATTTGAGGGGCGCGAGGACAACGCCGTCACCCGGTTGCCGCTGGCGAAGCGAATAGAAAATGTCAGAACTGCCTTCTCTTGGTTGCCGTCCTTAAAAATCTCCTCCCCGCACTCGATTGCGCCCGCAACCTCACCGAAATGCGCCGACCACTGGGCAACGTCGAGAATGAACTCGATAGCCATATCCTTGTTATAACCGATGTACCAAACATCCTGGCCGCCTTTTGCCTTCCCGGCTGTCAGTGCCGAGTCAGCGGCCTCAGTCCAGCTTAATCCCACGCGACGGCTTTTTTCCGCCACCTTGACCTTTGATTTATCGGCAACCCAGCGCTTTTGGGGTGGCAGTAAAACGCCGGCTGCCCGCTTCTCAAAGTTGTATTTTGCTTTCGCTGCATACTCGGCAATTTCGGGGCTAAGAGAATTCTGGATGGACATGGAATTACTCAATACCTAAAATCTTCGAATAGATAATGTCAACCGTGGCATCGGACAGCCCGGCGCTTTTCGCGACCTGCCCCAGTGCCTTCTGCTGTTCCGCCAGCAACCTGGCGCGCGCCTCACTGGCCACCGCCTGGCGCTCCTTGAGGCTCAGCGAGCGCGTCTCCTGGGCGGCTTTCGCTGCCCGTGCCAAATCCAGTACATCGGCGATATCGACGTCCTCATCTTCGAGCTTACGGAACGTGGCTTTCGTGGTCAGTGTCGTCACCGCTTGCGCCAGCAACGCGCCCGACTTGTCGTCGAAATTCTCGCCAAGTTCGGCGACCAGGGCGCTTGCGGCTGACGACATCGCTTTTTGCGTCCGCATCACTTCGTCAAAACCTTGGCGATAGCGCCCCAGCGCCGACCGGGACGGCGCCGCCTCATCCGGGAAACTGGCGCGCAGATCGTCGAGCAGCTCGTCCAACGTCAGGCGGTTTTCGCGCAGCCGCCGCTCGATGTGCTCGCGGATAGCCGGTGCCAGGCGATCGACGGTTGATTTGCGACCCATATCAGGCTTTTGGCTTGGGTTTGGCAACGCCATCGACCTTGGCGCGCCCCTCGGCGACTTCATGGCCGCGCTCTTTCAGCGTGGCCACCAGCACGGAACCGGCTTCTTCGATGGCCACCAAGCCATTCTCTTCGAGCCAGCGCAATTCGGTTTTGGTTTGGTCTCGCGTTGCTGTATGGCCGAATTGATCCAGAAGAGTACAAATTACGGAGCTATTGGCCTTAAAACCGGGCATTTCCGATAGGATGCGCAGAGCAACCAAACGAATATCACACTTAATAAATTCAGCAAAAATCATGCCGCCCCCTATCTATTGTTCAACAGGTACTCGTTCATGCGATCGACTGACGCTTTTATCCCCGAAAGCTCGGAGCGCACCCCAATCTGCGATTCTTTCAGGGCTTTAACGTCGCCTTTCAGCTCGCTCATATCATCCTTGGACGGCATATAGGTTAGTGCCGTTTCGACCTTGTCCAAGCGGCTTGCGTGCTCGGCCAGCGCTTTGCTAAGCGCGGTTTCGACCGCCTTGATGTGCTGCGAATTGTCCTTGTCCTGCGTCGCTATCCAGGTGTAAATCGCCGCACCGACAGCAGATAGGGGTCCCAGCGCGGCCAGCGCAAAGTTCGCTTCTTCCATACCCAGTATCATTATTATTCCTTCCGGGTGGGGTTGATAAAGTGCGACCCCCCGAATGCGCGCACTGCAAAATAAATCGCGACCCGGCGCCAGCGCGGTATGCCTGTCACAGCCATTGCCTCCAGCAACACATCATCAGCCGTAGCGCGCGGGAATTCGCCGGAGGTATAAAGAAAATCATGCACCACGGCGGCCTCGTGCGCGGTGTCGCCGGCCAGGAGGTAAGCAACGGGAAGGCGCGGCACGCTCGCAAAGTCGGTTTTGAACCCAATGGGTACGGTGATGGTTTTACCGGCCACATCCGACTCATAGATCAAGGGCAGGCAGAGTTCCCATTTTCTGCGCCCCTTGTTATCAGCATCATTGACCAGGCGCACGCGCAAATCGTTTACGAATCGGCTCATCAGACCACCTCCAAAAATAGCGTGCGCTCGGCGGCGCGGCGTTTGACTAGGCCGGGCAGGATTTTTCCGGCAGCCTTGTTCCAGCGAGGGAACTGGTCGGCAGCAGCGGCTTTGTCACCCGCTTTGAGCAGGCGGAACATCGTTGATTTCTCGAAAGCACCCAGCCCGATGTTAAAAATAAATGAAGCCAGTGCATCAAACTCGTTTTGTGCCAGGCCGGGAAAAATCGCATCCAGGTAAATCTCGACAGGCCTCAGATCGGTGCGCATCAGCGTCTCGCCCTGCTGTTGGGATATTGGTGGCGCAAGCTTGTCCGCAGGTCGGATGACATGCCCCCAGCCGATAGTGGGCTTGCCGGCCGGGCAGAGGTAGACAACCGCCGAAAAAGATTCGGAGGACTTAATAAGGTTGATGCCGTTGGGGGAGGTTAATTTACGCATGCCGCAATATTGCCGCGCGCGCGGGAGGAGGGATAAATAAAAAGTTTTATTTATTTGAGAATGAAAATCAGGGGCAAACTTTGGGCTGGTCTTGTCGGATCAATGCCAATCAACCCAAGGAGAAATCGTGAAAATCATCAAGTTCATTGCCGTGATGCTCATTATCGGCATCCTGGCCGGCTGCGCATCCCTGCAAAATGCCGGCACCGCCGAATACTCGGTGAAGCCCTTTATCGACACAAAAACCGGGGACGTCACTTGTTGCGAAGTCCAGGTAAAAAACGGCAAGGAAATTGCGGGCGTCAAGGCGCTGATCCAAAGACAAGGGGAAAACTATACCGTCTATCTCGAAGAAACAGGCGTGAAGGCCTTCGGCGGGCAAACTATTTCAGCCGGCGCGATGCAAACAGCGGTGGAAGCGGCGGCCAGAGCGGCGGCGGCTGCGGTGCTGGGGGCGACGCCGGTCGGCGCTGCTGCGCTGGTGTTGCCGGGAGTGGGTGCGCCGTAGTCAGCGGCGGTTGTTCCGGGTGGGCGCACGCGCCCACCCTACCGGGCTGTGGCCACTGTGCGCTGAATATAGGAAATTATCATCATGCTTTCCACTGAAATCGATCTGACTCCCGCCGATGAAAAATTTAAATCCGTGTTGCAGGTATTGGGCAGAAATCCATCACTGATGCAACAAATCGCCCAAACGCTTGAGCACGAGGCTGAGGCAAACTTCGCGGCGCAAGGCCGTCCAGAATGGACGGATCTGGCGTCGTCCACCAAAGCCGCCCGGCTGAAGCGGAATAAGGGCAGCAGTGTGCTGCAAATATTGTCGGACAGGGGAACATTGGGCGCCAGCTTAAGCACGGGTTACGGCGATAATTTTGCCCTTGTTGGCGCTGGCGGAGCAGCCAAGGATTACGCAGCTATCCAGCAAATTGGCGGCGACATCGAAATACCGGCGCAATCACGGAAAATCCGGCTGCGCACCGACAGGAAAGGCAATCTTTTACGGCAGGGAGATGAAGGAAAAAAGAAGAATCTCGCGGTTTTTGCGAAAGAATCCCATAAGCTTGCTCGTGAAAGTTGGAGCGAAGTCCCCGCGCATGGCATCCATATCCCTGCGAGGCCGTATTTGCCGTTTACCGGCACCCCAGACGCGCCCCTGATTCAACCCGAAGCGGAAAAATCCGTGCTGGAATTGATTTCCACCGCCGCCGTCACAGCGCTGAGGTAATAAAAAGCCTCACAGAAGTCAGCGGCGGTTGTTTCCGCGTGGGCACAAAGAACGTGCCCACCCTGCCGGGCTTACCGGAGGTATCCAATTACCCAAATTCTGGGTAATTACAGATCGACGACTTGTACACAATACGATGCGCGCTGATGAAACCCTGGATATTTCCGGGTCGCCATGTCTATTTTCGTAACATCTCCGACCAATATAACCAAGGCACCCCTTTCCGCGTAAAGCCGCATCGCATCTAACACCGCTCCGTTGAGTAAGTCGGCATCGTGGATTACCAATGCTGGCTGGTCAAGCATCTGTTGCAGTGTCTTCGAAAAGAGTTCCAAGCGGGCATAAGTGGCCTGGGGAAGCTCGTAAATGTGGTCTTTCGCCCATTTCCCGACCAGTTTATACATTGATGCATTTTTCTCCGCCTGCGCTTCCCATACCTCGATTCGGTTGCTTCCCGTCTCCGGCAAGTGGTCCGTCACCCACAAATTCCCGTTCTCGGCGAGTTTTTTTAACGTGGCGCCCCGAGCGTTGACCCATTGAATCTTCATGCTGTTCTCCTCTTTCAGATGGTTTAAAAATCATCCGGCTTTCTTTCCGCACTTCGGTTGCGCGAACGCAGCGCTTGTCTTTTCCAATACCTCTTGTCCCTCCGGCGGGCAGTGGCGGTAGTTGTCCAGCAGCGCGGCTTCGCGGTGGTTCAGGGCGGGCATTGGCCCGCCACCGGCAATGGCAGCGGCAATCAGTGGGAAGTCTTCGGCGGGATCGCCAGTCATGATCGCGCCCAAACGCTTCTTGTCCATGTCGTTTAACGGCAGAGTCTCAATCACTGCCTGCATCTGTTTGATCGCCTGGATTCGGTTGACGAACACATCCTGTGACTCATCGTCCTGAAGCATCGGACCTTCGCCAGAAATCAGCCACTCGGCGCGAATGTCCAGCTTGCCGATCAGCAGCTCGCTTTCTTCACGGGTGAGTTTCTTCGCACGCCCGGAAGCTAAATCTCTAACGCGCTGAAGCTTCACCTCCATTACCTCTGCAAGCTCAGCTTGGTTCAGGTGTAGGTCAAGCATCAGATTTTTCAATAATGTAGAAATCACATTCTCCCCTTGCATAATGTAAAAAATACATCTACACTTATAAACATCAGCAGACAAATTTTAAGACTTACCAACACGAAAGACTGAGAGGCATCCAATGACTCCTGAACTACGAAAGAAAAAACGCGATGAGCTGATCGCCCATGGCGTGAACCTGCGCGCCTTATGCGCTGAAAAAAATATCGACTACCAGGCCGCTCGTGAGCTCATATGCGGCATTTCCAAGGGTCGGCGGGGCAAGTCCCATGAAGCCGCCGTCGCCCTCGGCCTCAAGCCCGACCCAAAAACCCTCCAAACCGTCGCTTAGGAGACCGCCATGCAACTCGCCCTCAACCTGCCAAACCCGCTGGCCGCGCGTCAATCGTTGTTCATCGACCACGACCAGCCGTTTACCACTTCCCGCGCCATCGCTGAACGGTTCGGCAAGTGGCATCGTGATGTACTGCGCGCCACCGAAAACCTGATCAACAATATTCCCGATCCGGCGTTTCGTGAGCGCAATTTTGCGCTCACGTTCTACCCTGTTCCCGGCCCTAACGGTGCCGTTCGGCAGGAGCCCGAATACCGCCTGACCCATGACGGTTTCGCGCTGCTGGCGATGCGTTTCACCGGCTCCGAGGCGCTGGCCTGGCAGATCGCTTTCCTGTCCGCCTTCAACGCGCTGGAGGCCGAGCTCAAGTCCCGCGTCGAGCGCGAGAGCCTTGCCTTATACCGCCTGCGCCCGCACTGGCGCCCCATCCTGGACGGCACCGAAAGCGGGCGCAGTCGCCTGGAAATCTGCGCCGCCACCGGCCACCGCTCGCCCAACACCATCACCGCCAACCGCCGCCGCCTGCGCGCCGCCGGCCTGTTGCCGCAACGCGCCGCCATCCTGCTGGGGCTGAAAGACGACCCCGCCACCCTCAAAACCAAAGCTTAGGAGAACGCCATGCCAACCACCCATGATGATCACGGTTTTACCGCCACTGCGCCCGTTATCGGGGAAGCCTCGCGCCGCGCGAACGCCCACCAGGACGCCGAATTTCTGGCGATGAAGGAGGCGGCTGTCGCCGAAATGGCCGGCCTGCGCGAAAAATTTCCCCGCGATCATCCTTTCGCCGCAGTGGTGAACCACCTGCTCATGCACGACCCCCGCGTCAACGATGCTCAGATTATTGAGAAAATCAAACGCGAAATCGGGTTTCCCGCGTTACGGGCGTTTACGGCTTATGCTGAATCCGCACCCAGTTACTACCAGGGGATTCCTTTCCCGATACGCGCTGCTTAAGGAGATCGCCGTGAGCAATATTGAATCCCAAATAAACGCCCTAGTCGCCGCCGCCACCAAGCGGGACGGCACTCAACTGCTCACCCGTGCGTCTGCCCGGGCCATGATCCTGCAACAACGAGAGTTCGATACAGCATTTTTCGCAACTCCATACGCTCGGGCGGCTCGTCATTCTCGTCCGGCAGGCCGGAGCCGGTAATGAAATCGTACCGTTCTGCGACCTGTCGCCACCGCTTGCCGAGTTGCTCCGCCATCACCGGATCGCCCCGCAGCAGAAACGGTAGCAGGTCGATCAGCACAGAGTACACACCGTCCGTCCATTCGCGGTGGTCGTTGATCTCGGCGCGCAGTTGCGCAATTTCTTCCCGCAATTCGGTATTGCTCATGGTTTTCTCCTTGCTTGAATTAAGTGCCGAGCATCTTAATCCATGCAAACCATTTTCGACAGGTGAAAAAACGGTTTTTGTTTGGATGGCGTCCCCGCGCCGCATCGGGAGGGCGTTCTGAAGATGCGACGCAATTGGAAATCGGTGCAGCCCAACAGCCTGATCGATGCGCTGCGCCTCGCCAAGGACTACGCGCGCGACAAGCACCGGCTTTCGGTGGAGCGCATCGCGGAACTGATGGGCGTCACCGCTGACCTGCTTTACAAATGGCTGGCCAACGGGCGCATGCCGGCGACACTGATCCCGGTTTTTGAAAACGTGTGCCGCTGCAACTTCGTTGGCCGCTGGATCGCGGCATCGGGCGGCCACTTGCTGATCCAATGGCCGACCGGGCGCATGGCGGGGGACGCCGACATGCATGCGCTGCAAAGCGGGCTGAATGCGGCGGTGGGCGAATTGCTCAAATTTTACCAAGGCGACTCAAACGCCGACGAGACGCTGGCCGCCGTGCGCAGCGCCATGGAGGGGCTGGCGTGGCATCACCGCAACGTCGGCCAAGCCGATCAACCGCAACTGGAATTGGGAGAAATGGCATGAAAACTGAAATCCTGAGAGACCGCCGCCTGCGGATATTGCAGGCGGCGATGAAGATGACCGATCACCTGGGCAACGAATCGCTGTTGCGGGCTTGCCTGATTGAATCGGGTCATGCGGTCACGCAAGAGGAATTGCGCGCCGCGATGGAATGGCTGGAGGAACACGAATTAATCTGTGTGCAGCGCTGGACGCCGATGCTGGCGCTGCAACTGACCCCGCTGGGTGTGGCCGTCGCCAACGGTCGCGCCAGTCAGCCGGGGGTCGCGCCCCCCATCACGGTGGATAGATTGATGTCGGAAGCGTTCGGCATCCCGCGCGACCCGCGCAGCCCGGAATACAAAGCGGGCGCGCGCGCGGCGCTGGAATTCCGCATCAATCAGGTGAGCATCCCGATGCCCTACCCGCCCGGCAGCACCGCCTCCGACGCGTATTACGCGGGCATCGCCGAGGGGCACGCCATCTGGGCGCATAACAACTGGAGTGGGCGGTAAATGGGCGCCTACACCAACGCCGGGCAGCAGCGGATTATCAAGGCAATGCTGGTGCTGTTCGGCGATGTGGTCAACGGCCTGCCGCCCGGCGCGCTGGTCAAGGCGCTGGGCGCAAGCGCCGCGGCGATCACGCGCGATATGGCCAACCTGATTGAGGCCGGTATCGCGGAGCGCATCGAAGAGACCGGCCATTACCGGCTGACCCCGCGCCTGCCCCAGCAAGCCATTAAGGTCTTTACCGCAATCGACGCCTCAGAGCGGCGCGTGCAAGAGGCCAAACAACGCTTCACCCGCAAACCCGATTAAGAAGGAGGAATAAAAAATGATGGCTGATAACCCACCACCCGCCAAGCGCGGACGCAAGCCCAATGTGCCGCAGGTAATCGAGCACGCCGAGGTGGATCAGACGCAAATCGATAACGCGATGGTGACGCTACGCGCCGACGCCCAAGGCGCGCAGGAACTGGCGCTACAGATCGGTTATGACGGGACGCTGACGGTCGCCGCGCTGGAAGACGGCATCCGCTTTTACCAGAATCGCACGGTGGAAGCCTGTCTCGAACTGGGCAAGCGCCTGGTGTTGCTCAAGGAAATCACGCCGCACGGCGAGTTCATTGGGCGGATGGAAGTGCTGGGAATTAGTGATCGAATGGCACGTAAATTCATGGCCGCCGTATTGAAATTTTCAAATCGGAATTCGAGTTCCGTTTTGCAGTCCGTCGGATCGCAAACCAAGCTGCTTGAACTTGTTGTTCTCGACGATGGAGAAATCGAAGCGCTGGAAAACGGCGATAGCGCCCGTGGTTTGACGCTAGACGCTATCGAGGTCATGAGCGTCCGCGAACTCAAGGCTGCGCTACGCGATTCCCGCGATGAAAACGCCGCCAACCGTGAATTACTGGCCGACAAAAACGCCTTGCTGGATGACGCCCGCGCCAATCTGGCGCGGATCAAGAAAGCCAAGCCGGACGTGGTGCTGGGCGAATTACGGCGCGAGGTGAACTCCTATGCGCTCACCATTGAGGCCGCCATTATCGGCCAGTTGCGCCAGGGGTTTTTGGCGCTGCAAGCGCACCATGAGTCGCACCCTGAGAGCGACAGCAATATGCTCATGGCCGGGCTGGTCGGCAATCTGGAGAACTGCCTTAGAACCTTGGTCGATGAATGCATGCTGCCGAAAATCCCCGTTGACGGCCAGCCCGGCTGGTATCGGGATCAATCCGGCGCGGCGGCGGAATAAATCATGGCCACGCGCAGCCCCGCGATGATTAGCCGCTTGGTGGCCGCCCACCACGCCGCCGAGGCAGCCGGTCACGGCGGCAAGGAGCTCGTCTATGCGAGCGCCATGCGTGAGTTGGGCATCAGCCGGGCGACGCTGGCGCGGGCGATTAAAGAGGTCGCCGTCAAGCCCCCGCGCAAGCGCCGCGTGGATGCGGGCGCGGTCGGGCTAACGCGGGAGGAGGCGCTATTGATCTCGGCGCTACTGATGGAGTCTCACCGCAAAAACGACAAACAATTGCTCACGATCGGCCAGGCGCTGGAAATCCTGCGCGCCAACGGGCGCATCCGCGCCGAGCGGGTGGACGAATCCACCGGCGCGATCATCCTCTTGTCGGTCAGCGCCGTCACCCGCGCCTTGCGTGGTTATGGGCTACACCCCAGTCAATTGCTGCGCCCGTCGCCGTGCAGGGAATTGCAGAGCCTGCATCCTAATCACGTCTGGCAGATCGATGCCAGCCTGTGCGTACTCTATTGGCTCAAGGGGGGCGCAAACGAGGCCGGGCTGCAAGTGATGGACAAGGATAAATTTTATAAGAACAAACCCAAGAATCTGGCGCGCATCGAATCCGAGCGCGTCTGGTCCTACGAGATCACCGATCACCTCTCCGGCACGATCTTCGTCCACTACGTGCTGGGTGCGGAATCCGCCGCCAATATGGCCGACGCCTTCATTACCGCCATTTGTAAGCGGGCAGACGACCCGTTTCACGGGGTGCCGCTTAACTTGATGATGGATATGGGGTCGGCCAACACCAGCGGCCCGGTAAAAAATCTGATGCGCCGCCTGGGCGTCACCATCTATCCCCACGCTGCGGGCAACGCGAGGGCGACGGGGCAGGTCGAAAACGCCCGCAACATTATCGAACGCAGTTTTGAATCCGGCCTCAAGCTCGTCCGCGTGGGCAGCCTGGATGAACTCAATGCCGAGGCGCAGAAATGGGCGCGTTGGTACAACGGCGCTAAAGTGCATGCGCGCACCAAAACCACGCGCTACAACAAATGGATGGAAATCACCGCCGCGCAACTGCGGCTGGTGGACGGCGAACTCGCCCGGCTGTTGCTCACCCACGAACCCGAAGCCCGGAAAGTGAGCGATACCCTGACCGTGCAGTTTAATGGGCGCGAGTGGGATGTGAAGGACATTCCCGGCGTAATGATCGGCGAAAAGCTGAGGGTCACTTACAACGCTTTTCGGCGCGATAGCGTTTATATCGTCGATGTCGATACCCAGGGACATGAACTGCTGCACCCAGTACCGCTGGTGGCGCGGAATGAACACGGATTCCGCGCGGACGCTAACGTCATCGGCGAAGGATACCAGTCCCTGCCCGACACGCAATTGGAGAAAAACCGCAAGGAAATCGAGATGGTGGCGATGGGCGTGGATACCTTGCTGGCCGCTGCCGAGGCGCGCAAAGCCAAGGAACTGGCGTTCGGCGGCGCCATCGACCCATGGATAGTACAGCACGAACACCAAGCGCCGACCTACCTGCCCAAGCGCGGCACCGAGTTGCCCATTGCGGCGCGGGCGCGTGACGCGCCGCCTGTGATCCTCAACCATTTCGAGGCGGCGCGCGCGTTGATCGCCCTCGGCGTGGTGATGGATGCCGAGAAAAACCGCCAGGTGGCCGCGTGGTATCCCGCCGGTGTGCCGGAAACCGATATACCGAAACTTAAAGACAGCCTCACCGCCCGCGCCCGTTTGCGGTTGGTGGGCTAATAAGGAGGGAAAAGGAATGACTTTTGCCATTGCGCCAATTTTGCAGCAGGCCGGGGTGTCGCAAACCGATGTTTACCGCGCTTGCAACCTCTCCCGCACGGTGATGAGCCGTATCGCGACCCACGGCGAGTGGCCGTTGCTGGACGCATCCGCGCCGGCGCGCATCGCGGACTACTTGGCATCGCGGGGTGTAGCGGCGGCGCTGGTCCAGCCGATACGTGATTTTGTTGCACCCGGCAAAAAAATGGCCCCGGTCGTGGTGGAACACGCCGAGGCCGATCCCGCAGTCTTGCTTAACAACCCACAGGAGGAGGACTCTATGTTACTACGAAACGAATTGATTACGCCGGAAGCCCGTAGGAATTTCGGCTTGGCGCGCAACCCCTTCCAGGATGATGTGCGCACCCGCGCCGACGTCTTTGCCAGCGCTGCGACGCGCTATGCCCGCGCCGCGCTGCTGGATTGCGCGATCAATAGCGGGTTTATGGCGCTGATCGGCGAATCGGGATCGGGCAAATCCACCCTGGCTGACGAACTGGAGCAGCGCATTATCGACGAGCAGCGCCCGGTGATTATCATTCGCCCCTCGGTGCTATCGATGGAGGCCAGCGACAAGGCCGGAAAAACACTGAAATCCGGCCAGATTGCCGAGGCCATCATCCGCACCCTGGCGCCCGGCGCAATCCCGCGTAGCTCGACCGAAGCGCGCGACCGGCAGTTGCGCGACATGCTCATATCCAGCCGCGCCGCTGGATTTAGCCATCTGGTGTTGATTGAAGAGGCGCACAGCTTGCCGGTGGCGACACTCAAGCATCTCAAGCGGTTTTTGGAGATTAAACAAGGATTGGGGCGCTTGCTGGGCGTCGCGCTGATCGGGCAGCCCGAATTGCATCAGCGCCTCTCGGAGCGCAGCGCCGAGGTGCGCGAGGTGGTGCAACGATGCGAAATCGTTGAGTTGCGACCGCTGGATAACGACCTCCAGGCGTATATCGAGCATAAATTTGCCCGCGTTGGTGCGGTTGCTGGTGATGTGCTGGATAGCGGCGTTTACGACGCGCTGCGCGCCCGCTTGATCCGCACCCCGCGCGGCGGCACGGCGCGCGACACCCTGAGCATTTGTCACCCGCTGGTGGTTAATAACCTGCTCGCGCGGGCGCTTAACGCCGCAGCCGGCGCGGGGTTTGCCAAGGTCACCGCCGATATTGTCGCGGGAGTGTAGTCATGGCCTGGAAACCCAATGTCGACCGTCAGAACCGTGTCACCCTCGCTATTGCAGGGTTTGAGGGGGAGAGATTCACACAGTCCGAAATCGTTCAGCGCTCCGGCTCTGTCAGAGGCACTGTCTCCGCCAACCTTAAAGAGATGGAGCGCCAGGGCATGATTGTAGTGTGCCGAGTCGGTCAGTTTGGCATAAAAATCTGGCGCAAAACCGACAAATACCGCGCTCCGGGAGCGGAAGCGCCAGACGTCACCGCCCCGGAAGACCTTCCCGTCGAAACCAGCGGGCGCGAATACCAGGCGCATGCCTGCCAAACCTGTCTGGCGCAGCTTGAAGCGGCCATGCGCGGCTGGCAGGGCGCCGGCGCTGAAAGGAGGTTGTGATTATGGCGCTGAGCATTGTAGATAAGCCTGGACGCATCACCGTACAAACGATGCGCGAATACTTCGAGTGGGCGGTGAATACTACGCCCTTGCTGAAGGCGCTCACTCCGCTCGGCGTGGTGACGATAAACGACCAATTCAGCCACTACATAAACCCGGAAACTAGCGCTTGCTGGATTGGCTTCGCCCTTGGGATGCGGTGCGCTGAAAAAATACAGGCGCAAAAAGCGAAACAAAAGGCGACCTTTTATTGCGAAGCGGATTTTGTGGCTCGCGCGTGTCGTTGCGGCGGGGCGGCATTATTCCACGGCGCCGCAGTAGAGAGTGTTTATTGCTATCCCGATTTTTTTGCCGATCTGTGGCGCACTTGGGGGCGCGGAAGGCGGAGCGTGCAAAGATCGATAAAAAGCGGGGTGCGTCATGCGTAGGCTGTGTTCCAGCGCTTTGCATCAAATGCTTGCCAATATCCTGCGTCGACTGTCCCCCATGGAGCGGGTGTGCGGGGCGATTTTGGTGAGCCGGAAGTGGGATGGGCTGGATTACATCTCCCTGGCGCCGAACAGTACGCTGTCGATGTCGCGGCAGCGGATACAGCGGATGCGCACGTCGGGGTTGGTCGGTGAGACGGCGAAGCGGGGGGCGAAATGTGCTCAATGAATCTTGGCAAGAGTGCTACGAAGAGCGCGCGGCCATCCTCCAATTCGATGCGGGCATGTCACGGGACGCCGCCGAAAAAGCCGCGCAAGCCCTTGTGGACGCTGCCCGCATCGATAAAGCTGACGCTGGTGGGCAAAACAATATGGCCGTCGATGCTGCAATCCAAAGCGCCGCATACCCGCCGCCGCCGAATCATGGCATACCGCGCGATCCGGCTGCGCGCCGTGATCCTGCTGCCCATCCTGGGGCTGCCGAAAATCGCGCGCACCGCCCCGCAGACACACCCTACGCAGTCGCTGCGGCTCGGGCGAGCCCGGCTTATCTGGCCTCTTTGAAACTATTGCAACAGACACTGCCCAATTTTAAACCAGCATCAGACCAAAAAGGAGTAGTACCGTGACAAACGAATCCGATAAACCAACCTGCCCGGCAAACTGTCGTGAGGATCATGCTGGGCGATATGTGCCCATCAGCAAGATTAAGCCTGTTGACCTGTACCGCGACGAGACCGTTAGAGCCTTGGTAATGCGCGCCAAAGAGGCGCAGCAAAACTTGCTGGCGTTCAAGCGCGCCGCCAAGGAAACCATTGATGCATTCATCGGGCTGTCACTGACGGAATGGGGCGTGGTGCAGCAAAGCAATGCAAGCAAGGGCAATCTGTCCTTGCGCTCCTACGATGGGCGGCAAATGGTCAAGATTGCGATAGGCGAAACCTTTGTGTTTGATGAGCAGCTTCAGGCGGCCAAACACCTGATTGATGAATGCTTCATGGAATGGGTGACGGCCAAGACGGACGAAAACCTGAAAGTGGCCGTCTTGAATGCATTCCAGGTGAGCAAAGAAGGAAAGATCGATATTCGGCGAGTGCTGGAGCTGCGTAGCTACAAAATCGAGCACCCGAAGTGGAAAAAAGCGATGGACGCCATCACCGCCAGCCTGACGGTTATTTCGTCCAAAGCCTATATCCGGTTTTACGAATACAACGACAAGACCGAAAAGATGGAACACATCTCCTTGGATATGGCGGCGCTTTGAAAATGCCGACTGTCGCCGTCCTTTTCGCTCGCGCCGACAGCATCTACAAAACGCTGCCGCAATGCGATGTGTGGGATGCGGAGCGCGATGCCAGGCGTTGGCCGGGTGGCTGCCCTGTGGTGGCGCATCCGCCGTGCCGGGCATGGGGGCAATTGAGGCACCTGGCGAAACCGCGCCCAGACGAAAAAGCCTTGGCGCTGTTTGCAGTTGATCAGGTGCGGCAATACGGCGGGGTGTTGGAACATCCTAAACAATCGACGCTATGGCCGGTAGCGGGGCTTCCCCGCCCCGGAGAGCGCGATGGATACGGCGGGTGGACGTTGCCCATACACCAATACTGGTTTGGGCATCGCTCCGATAAACCGTCGTTGCTCTACATCGTTGGATGCGATCCGGGGGATGTTCCGACTATGCCGCTGGTGCTGGGCAGAGCGCCATGCCGGATCGGCAGCGCGGGGAGACGGCGCGACGGATCACGGCTACAACCGGGCGATATTGGATACAGACCCGAAACAACGCATGCCGAGCGCGAGCACACGCCGCCGATGCTGGCGGCCTGGCTGGTGGAGGTGGCGAGGATGTGCAAAGGTGTTGCATTTTAATCATTTAGATTTTTCAACCAGGAGTAAAGCATCATGACTAAGCAGAAATTGATTGGCGAGATACAAAACATCGCCGCAACGCTCGCCGGGAAAACGATATGCAAAACCGACGTCGAAACCGTTATCAACGCGCTGGTGGGGAAGATACAAGGCGAGCTGGCAGCGGGCGAAAAAGTCACCGTACCGGGGCTGGGTACGTTTACCGTGAAATCCAGGGCGGCGCGCACGGGTCGCAACCCAAAAACCGGTGCATCGCTAGACATCCCCGCCAAAATCGTGCCGCACTTTAGTGCCGCGACGGCGCTGAAAGAAGCGGTGGGTGGCTGACGTGAGGACGCCTATCTCGATTAGCGCCAGTGGGCGGCGCGACAATTTAAATATTGTCGCGCTATGCGATGACGGGAGCATCTGGCTGGGGCGGTACGGCGTCGACTGCCATGATGATCCTTATCCCAGTAATTTTCGCTGGGAGCCGATGCCCCCGGTGCCGGGGTCGAAAAAAGAGCCGGGCGGCTAAACCGCTGGCCAGAGGGCGCTGATGCAGCGCCCTCGAACAAGCGATTTAACCGAGATTGAAAGGGATTGAAATGACGAAACAGGTGAATTTGGATGATTTGAAGCGGCTGCATGGTCGCGCGCGAATCGCGAAAGCGGGTGCGCGCGATTGGCTCGAATTTGCAACGACCATGATGGATAGCTTCCCTGCGCTGTACGAAACGGCAAAACAACTGAATGCCGAAATGGAGCGCGCGAAAGCAACCAGCGCGGCATCCGCTTGGGGGCTGCTGGCCGATCTGCTGGCAGCCATCAACCTGCATATCAATGTCCATGACGGGCTGATCGCCGGCGAAGATATCGAGGCATACGTCGAGGCCGCAGCATCGGCGTTGGGGCAAGCCGGATACGGCGCCGAAGATTTGCTGGCGCGCCGTCAAAGGATGCTTGAAGATTTGCAGTCTCACCGGGAAAGGATGGGGCTATGATTCCTGATCAATCCCGCAACGAAAAACGCCTCGCGGCATCCCGCAAAAAAATCCATGTCGCTCGCCGCCAGCTCAATATGGACGATGCCGACTATCGCGCGCTGTTGCGGCGCGCTGCCGGGGTCGAATCCAGCGCCGACATACGTCGGCTTGATAGGATTGATGCCGTGATGGCCGAATTTCGCCGGCTTGGGTTTAAAGATGTTTCGGCGCGGCATGGTCGCGCGCCCAACACTCTGGATCGTGAGCCGCAATTGCAAAAGATAGAGGCGTTGCTGGCGGACATGAAGCTGTCGTGGAAATACGCAGAGGCTATCGCTCGGCAGCAAAACCCGGTGGCCGGTGATGTGCGTATCGAGCGGCTGGAGTGGGTGCCGACGGCAAAGCTCAAGGGGATCATTACCGCACTGGTGATCGAGCAGCGCAAGCGCGCATTGCTGGCCAGTGTCGATCAATTGCTCGCTGCATGCGGCAAGACGCACGACGATGTGACCGCCCGGCTGTGTCGCGACGGCGGGCGCGCAGGCAACTGGCGGCGCCGGACATCGGTGCTGAATGGGCTGATTAACAGCATCCCCCAATGGTGGCCGGCATGATTCCGGCATCCCCAACCGCTTCCGATCTGGCGCCGCTTGCGGCGCTGTTTGCCCCCAATTATCCGGCGAAGCTCCGGGAAATAGCGGAGCGGCTTTATCTCCAACTGGCCGAGGAGCGCGACACGGCGGCGCTGGGGCTGCCCCGGCTTGCGCAGCTTGCGCTGGCGCAAACGGAACGCCTATCCCTGGAACTGGGCGGCGGTGGGTTTTATATGCACAAAGGCAAATCCTACCGACTGTCCAAGCTCTACCGGAAAATTTGGGAAGAGTTCACCGGCACAAACCTGACCCAGTTGGCGCGTAAATATAATCTGACCGAAATGCGGATCAGGCAGATCGTCGACGAAATTCGCGAACAAGAAAAAAAAGAGCGCCAGGGCGTTCTGGATATTTAGACAAGGCGAGTGTAGCCATCGGCCTCCCAAGTCGGCATGGGAGCGATTGGGAGCGATTGCCGGGGAAAGTATTGGGGTGCGCGTAATGAAGATTACAGTCATTGAAACCGGGAAGTCTAAGATGGGCGCATTTGCGATTATCTACGGGTATCGCTCGTGGCCGGAGCGGGTCTTGCGGCATCGCGGCTGGTGGGATGCGCACATCATCTATGAGCGCCCCGCGCACCCCGATGAGGAAGAGGAGCAGGTAGCGGCATGGCGATATCTGGCATACCGCTACGCTGATTGGTCTGCACTGGCGGGCGACGAAGAAAAATTCGGCTTTGATGCCAACAGGCTAAAAAATCAGCACTTGGAAAATTTGAGGAAAGGAAATTGCGTGGAAACTGCGGATGTGGTGGAGGTCTAAATGGATTCCGAAATCGATTACATGCAACAGATTAACGATTTTGTTTGCGAGGTCGGCGGGGCAGAGGAGGCATTGGCGCTGCTGGCCGATTATCGCCGACTTGTGGGCAACCTGGCGACGGCCAGAGATGCTCGGACGGTGCTTCCCGACATGCGCTGTTGGGCTAGTCGCCGGCAGTTGTGCCGGATGGCAATGGATTTACCGGATGTCCAGGGAAGGGCGTTTCTTGGTCGGTAAAATATAAAACATTTTATTTAGTGCCGCCCGCGCGAAACGGGAAAATGCGGCACATGACAACCGCAATCCAACAGCCCGCCGCCACCCTTCCGGCGGGCATCGAAATCTTCAAAGCCGGCAGGCGCACGGATGATGCCGGCATCATGCATCACATCACCGCTGAGGATGTCGCGAGAACCGCCGCCGTCTACGATCCTTTGATCCACGAAGCGGCGCTTTGTGTAGGCCACCCCAAAGACAACCTCCCGGCCTACGGCTGGGCCAGATCGCTCGCAGCCGAATCCGGCACGCTCACGATGGTGGATACCAGCCAGGTCGAGCCGCAGTTTGCAGAAATGGTCAAGGCTGGCCGATTTAAAAATCGCAGCGCATCATTTTACCCCCCCGATCACGCCCGCAATCCAGTGCCAGGCGCTTGGTATTTGCGCCACATCGCCTTTCTTGGTGCGCAACCGCCCGCAGTGCCGGGACTTAAACCAATCCAGTTTTCCGAAGGCGAGGATGCCGCCGGATGTATCAATTTTTGTGACGGCGCCGATGGCGCTCAACCCCAGGAGAAATCAATCATGACACCGGAAGAACTGACCGCGCTCGAAGCGAAGCAGGCCGCAGCGCTCAAGGAGGCCAACGACAAAACCAAAGCCGAGCAGGATCGCGCCACAGCGCTCGAACAGAAGCTCGCGCAATTTGCCGAAGTCCAGGGCAAGGAACGCCATGCCGCGCATGTTTCGTTTTGCGAAGCCCAGGTCAAAGCGGGCAAGTTGCGCCCGGCAGATAAGGCCGGCGTGGTCGCTACGCTGGATTATCTGGCGGCGCAGGAAAAGCCCGCGGTGGAATTTTCCGAGGGCGACGCCAAGCGCACGGTCAATCCGCTGGAAGTCGTCAAGGCGCTGGTCGCATCCGGCGGCAAGGTAGTGAGTTTCGGCGAACACGCGCCCGCCAATATGGATGGCGGGGTGGTCACCAAAGGCATGCCCGATGCCGAGCTGGATGTGGCTGTAAAAAAATACATGCGCGAAAAATCCGTCAGCTACAGCCAGGCGCTGGATGCTGTCATCTCTTTTACCCTATAACCGGGAGCAATGGCCATGGCTATGTCCATAGCGGAAATCCGCTTGAAGCAAAACCCGATCCTGACCGGCCTGTTGCTTGGGCTGGGGCAAGGCGCGTTCGTCGCCGAAAAACTTTTTCCGCGTCTTCCGCAAGCATTGCGCGGTATGACGTTGGTCAAAATGAGCAACGAAATGATGAAGAAATACAACTTGCGCCGCGCGCCCGGAGGGGCGACCAAGCGCATCAATATCCAGTTCAACGGCGAAGTATTCACCGTCGATCAACACTCGGTGGATATACCAATGCCGCGCGAATTGCTGCAGGAGGCCGACGAATCGCGCAGGCTCAATGTCGGCAGTTACATCGACGTCGGCAGGATGGCGATGAGTACCGCGACCCAGGTGTTGGCGCTGGGTTATGAAATCGAGGCCGCTACGCTGGCGATCGACAGCAATACCTATGCATCAGGGCATGTGGTGGCGCTGTCGGGTGGCACAAAATGGTCGGCGCCGACCGGTACACCCGTGACCGACATACGCGCCGCCGCTGAGGTGATCCGCAAAAAGACCGGCAAGCGCCCGAACCTCCTGACGCTTTCCGCCGATGCGTTTTTTGCCATTACCACCAACGCGGAAGTAAAAGGCTATTTGCCTAGCACCAATACCGGCCCAGCCAGCCTGGAGCAGCTGAAAACCATCCTGAATGTCGCCGAAATCGTTATCGGCGATGCCGTGTGGATGAATGATTCAAATGTGGGGCAGGATGTGTGGGGGAATAACGCGATCCTCGCCTACGTGCCGAAAATCGGCGGGAGCGGCAGCGATATCAGCCTGGCCGAACCGGGGTTCGGCTTTACTAGTGTTCTCGACGGGAACCCATTTGCCGAGACGCCGTACTTCGACAACGAACTCAAAAGCTGGGTGTACGGCGCGACCTATGAGCGCCGGGTCAACATCGCGTACAACGATGCCGCTTTCCTGTTCACCAATCCGAAATAGAGGGAGGAACTATGCCGATTATTGCAAAAGTCCGCCTGTTGCTGCTGGATGGGGACAAGCGGGTTGAAATCCCGCCCGGTAACGAAGTCCCCGCCGATAAGCTTGCCGCGCATGATAAGCGCGAACTGCTGGAAAGCGGCGCCGTCGAAGACACCGACGCCACCGCCGCTATCGCAAAGGCCGGGAAGAAAGCGGTCGAAGTGGGCGCGAAAGAATTCGAGGCGGCGCGGCAGCGTGTCGCTGATGCCAATGAATCCATCAAGCCGCTGGCTGAAACCAAGAAAGAAGGCTAAAAAATGGCTGTTTCCTACCAAAAAAATCACGCCGTCACCGTCATCGCCACGGCGGATGTTGCGACCTATCGCTTCATCGGCTACGACGGCGCCTATGCGACCTCTGCCGCCGGGCTGCACGATGCGCAGGGCGTGAGCGAGTATGCCGCCCTTACCGGCGAGGCGTTTGCGGCTATCACCTGCTATTCCGCGCCGGTTGAGGTCGCGGAAGCCATTGCCTACGGCGATTTTGTGAAGCCGGCAGCGGACGGCACCGGGCGCGCTATCGTCGGCACGGCGACCGACCATTGCGGTCGCGCATTGAGTGCGGCCGGCGCGGCAGGCCAGTTTGCCGAAGTGCAAATCCTGCCGCATGTCCATCCGGTGGCGCCGTAATCATGCCTATCGCCTACGCCACGATCAATGACCTGATCGCCCGCACGCCGCGTTTCGAATTGGAGGTTTTGACCGATTTCGACAATGTGCCGCCCTCGGAAATAGCCGTGGCGCGGGTGCAGACCGCGCTGGATGATGCTCAGGCTGATGTCGATGGTTATGTCGGGGTGGTGTATGCATTACCTTTAATCGGCTGTGCCAGGCTGGGGGTGGGCGGCGCTGTCGAGTATGTGCCGCCGCCAAAGCTGACGGCGCTCACTTGCGATATCGCCCGCTATAGGCTGCACGATCAGATCGGCCCGGAAAGTGAGCCGTATCTGCGGTACAAGGCCGCTTTGAGAGGCCTGGAGAGCATCGCAGCCGGCAAGACTCAGCTTTCCTGCCCGTGGGGCGGCCTGCCGGGCAGGGCGCTCGGCAGCGATGTGCAGGCGGAAGATGTTGGTGAGGTCTATTTTGACTTTTCGCCGCGCTCGGTGACCGACGAGGCGCTGGAGAGCTACCGGTGAGCTTTATCGCGCTGGACAGCCTGGCCGAGGCGCGGCTTGATGAGGCCAATCAAGTTGCCCGTCTGCTGCGGCAAGTGGGGTCTGTTGCGGATATCGATGAGGCGGAGCGGGCGCAAAAAGCCGTACCTGCTGCGTTTTTGTCGCCGTTGGAAGATCGTCCGTTGCGGCTATCTCTGGATGATGAATTTGTGCGCGATGATTTGGTTTATGTGCGCGTGATTATGCTGGTGAGCAATCGTCCGGCTGATAAAAAGGGCGGCGCTTTAATCGCCGTGCGCAATTTTGTGGGCGAATCACTGGTCGGCTGGACGCCCCCCGGCTGCAATGAGCCGCTCTTTTGGGTGGGTGGCGGGCTGCTCAAGGTGAGTGGCGCGGCGCTCTGGTGGCATGATGATTTTGTCATGCGTCGATCAGTGTTTATTAAGGATTAATAAATGAAGACCAGTGAAGCGCCGCAGTTGGTGCGCTATATCAGCAGTGGATTTACTTACCGTTCTAAGACCTATCCGGTGGGGGCGTCGTTGGATGGCTTTGATGCGCCCACGCTTTCGCAATTTGTCCGCAGTGGCCATGCCGTGGTGAACAAATCTCATCCGTCGCAGTCCGGCGACACAACTACAACAAAGGAGCAACAGTTATGACCATCCAAACAACCGTTGGCTGCACACGCAGCATTGCCGCGACCTACGGCGCTGATGTTGCCATCAGCGCGATCACCAATGCATCGCCAGCCGTCGTCACGCTGGCTGCCGGCCATTCCGTGGCGGTCGGCGATTACGTCGAAATCAAATCCGGCTGGCGCAACCTGACGGACAAGGTGCTGCGCGTTAGTGTGGTGATGACCAACGATGTGACGCTGGAAGGGTTTGACACCAGCGACGTCGTTGACTATCCGACGGACCAAGGCATCGGCAGTCTGCGCCGTATTACAGCTTGGCACGATTTCGATCAGGCAAAGGATGTTAAGACCAGTGGCGGTGAACAGCAATGGTTGACGCAAACGGTAGACGGTGAGACCAGGGAGCGCAAGATGCCGAGCATCCGGTCCGCGATCACGGTGGACGTTGAAGTGTACGACGACCCATCGATGCCCTGGTATCAAACCGCTCTGGCCGCCAGCCGCACCCGTCGCCCGGCCGCATACCGTATCCGCTTGGCCATCGGCGCAATATCCGTGGTCAACGCGTACTGGGGCGTGGGCGAGACGCCATCAACCGACAAAAACGCCGAGGTGGTCACCAAGGTGTCCTTGGCCTACCTCACCCCGCCGCAGCGCTACGCGGCCTGATTTTTTTGACAACCAACCCGGATTCACAGGGTATTTTTTGGAGAAGTGCAATTATGTTTACGGTCGAAGAGTTGGCGTGCACCCCGTGGCCGGTCAACGTGAAGCTGATGCAATATATCGAAGGGGCGTTCCGCGAGTACACCCAGAAATTCGTTGCGCACTTTCGTTGCATCGGCGAAATAGAGCTGCAGCAAATCATCGCTGCCGCCGAAGCTGCATGCCCTAATAGCGGCACGGTGCTCGAAAACGGCGAACGGGAATCTACACTGGCTGATAATCTGCGGCGCAATGTGATGATTTTTTGCGACCTTGTGGTGGGCTGGGACGAAGTCGATGAGGCGTTTTCGGCGGATGTGCTAACCCGCCTGATGACTGGTCCCCGTGGATTGGCAGTCGCGAAAGCGCTCAACGAAGCGCTGTTCGGCTGGCGTTTTAATATTGCCGGGGAAGTCGAAAAAAACTCGCCGACCTCGCCCGCGCCTGGTGTGGCGGACGAGGTGCGGGTCGCAACGACGAGTTAGCGGCAGCGGCAGCGCTCGGCTTTACTGCCGAAGACGTTGCCGCGATGCGCGCCCTGACCGGCATCCGGCCGGATGTGCTAAGCATCCTGCCGGATGCAGTTTGGACCTGGCGCACCTGGCTGCAAATCGGCACTCAATGGGTGATCGTGTCGGGTTGGGGCGGTGTTTATTACACCGGTTTGCGGCACGAGTCGATCCCCGAGGCGATGTTGGCAGCGGGGGTGCCGAGGGAATGGCGCCAGCGCGTGCGGCAGGGCTTGCGAGTGATGGAGCGGGCGGCGTTGGAAGTGCTCAACAGCAATGATTGAGTGTATCAAAGCAGTAAATAATGCGGTGTCGGCATGGCTAATATTAGTGTTGGATTGCGGGTTAATTACGATGGCGCATCCGTAACCGCCGGCGTCGCGCAAAATCGCGCTGATTTGCAGTCGCTGGCACAGGCGGCGCAAGCCGGCGCCGGCGCATCCGCATCATCCGCACAAGCGCTGGCGCAAGCCGAGGCGCAAATGGCTGAGCGCATCCGGGAGGCTACAGCCGCAGCGCTGGCGCAAGCCGCGGCGCAAAATTCGTTGACCCCCAATACAGCTGGAGCAGCGGCAGCGGCCACCGCGCTTGCTGCCGCTGAGGCGCAAGCTGCGGCTGGTGTCCGAGCCGCGGCAGCTGCTGCGCTACAGCAATCATCCGCGCAAAATGCGCTCTCTCAAGCCATGGCGGGCGGCGCTGGCCACGCCAATCTTCTCAACGCATCAATCAGGGCTACGGCGACTGCGGCGCTCGCCCAATCATCCGCGCAAAATGCGCTCTCTCAAGCCATGGCGGGCGGCGCTGGCCACGCAAATCTCCTTGGCGCATCCATTGGACAGGTTGCGGCCGGTAGCCGTGCCGCTGCCGATGCGTTGCAACATCAGTCCAATGCGCAACGCGCGTTGACCGCCGGTACAACAGATGCATCATCCGCAATCAATGCCGGCATAGGTGCGCTGCGAAATTATCGCGCCGAAATTGCCCGGCTAAACACAGAATTCGAGCGATCCGGCGCCCGATTGCAAAATATCCGGGGTGACCTTAACGCTCTGCCACCGGGCGTAAACCGCCTGGGCGCTGCCGGAGAGTCAGCAGGACGGCAGGTCAATGCCGGTATGTCCGCAGCTGCGGGCGGTGGTGCGCGGCTGCTCGAAATGCTAAAGCTCTTGGGTGCGGGATTTGCGCTATCAGCCGTTGTCGGCGGACTGGTCAAAACCGCTGACGCAATGACTAATCTGGAGTCACGTCTAAAATTAGTCACAACCGGCCATAACGATCTGCACACCGCACAGGCGGCGGTTTTTCAGATCGCGCAATCCACCCGGTCGTCACTCGCCGCGACCGGCGATATCTACTACAAGATGAGCAAGGGCGCTCAAGAGCTGGGGATGTCGCAAGCTCAGGTTGCGCGTCTAACTGAGACCATCGGCCAGGCGATGACGCTCTCGGGGTCAAGCGCCGAATCCGCGCAGGCAGCGCTGATCCAGTTTGGTCAAGCGCTCTCCAGCGGGGTGCTGCGCGGTGAGGAACTCAACAGCGTGATGGAGCAAGCGCCGGCGCTTGCCGAAGCGATTGCAAAGGGCATGGGCAAATCGGTCGGCGAGCTGCGCATGCTGGGTGAGACGGGGCAGTTGACGGTGCAGCAGATTATGGGGGCGCTGGAAAAATCCGCGCCGGAAGTCGCACGGCAGTTTGCGACGATGGCGCCTACCATCAGCGGCTCTTATCAAATGCTATCCAATGCTTCCATGCAATTTATCGGGCAATTGGATAAGCAGACCGGCGCCAGCCACACACTGGCGTCATCTATTCAATTCATTTCCGGCAATCTACAGGCGTTTACCGCCGTGGCCGCCGTGACCGCATCGGTGGGGTTGGGCGGACTGATCGGCAAGCAGGCGTTGGCGATACAGTCATCCATTGCCCGTGCGGCAGCGCTGGGGGTTGAGGCGGCTGCCACCCGCGCGCAAATCGTCGCTGACCTGGCGCACGCCCGGGCGCTGGAGGGCGCCGCAGTTGCGCGCTTAGCCGAAGCGTCGGCGGAGCGCGCCCAGTTAGCCGCCATGTCTGTTTATGGCCCGGCCAGGGCAAGGGTGGAGCGGGAAATCGCCCTTGCCACCGCGCAGCGCACTCAGGCTCAATTGACGGCAACGGCGGCAGAGGGGCGGCTAGCCGCCGCGACGGTGGGTTCGTCCGCAGCCATGACCGGCGCGCGCGCTGTGATGGGTGCGCTGGGCGGACCTATTGGCGCCGTGACGGCGCTGCTGCTCGCTGGGGCTGCGGCGTGGTCGATGTTTGGCGAGAGCGCTGAGGATGCGGGGCAGAAAAGCGCGGCGGCGGTGGCTAAAGTGCAGTCGGACGCATTGGAGCGCGGGCGCGACCAAAAGCAAGCTAATCTGGATTTTATTGCGGATCGTCAGCGCGTCTACGCGATAGCATCCGCCGAATACCGCGCCGCACCCTCCCCATCCGCGAAATCGGACGTCTGGAAAAAATACGGGATGGGACGTCTCTCGGAAGAAATCAGCGCCGCAGAAGCGGAGATTAAAAAAATCGAGGAGCGCGAGAAGAATCTCGCCGCCAAAATTGCAGGCGCCGCTACTAGCGATAATTGGCAAAAGGCATACCTCTCACCGGAGCGCAAAAAAGAGCACGACCTCAGTGCGCTGGATGCTCTCTACGCTAAAGAGGCCGCGAAATTTATCGGCAATCAGGAAAAGCAACTCCAGCTTGCCGCCGAGTACGCGGAAAAGCGCGCGACTATTCTCAGCAAAAAAGAACACAACAAAACAGATTCCTACGCCGCTGCCCGCCTGGAGCGCCAAAAAGCGGAATACGAGCAATCCGCGAAAATCGATGATGCCTATGCCAAGATAGCGCTGGCTGACCTTGAAGGTCGCCACAAGGCACAGATCATCAGTGATGAGTCGTTTTACGCGCAAAGGCGCGAAGCTCAACTAAAAGCCCTGCACGCCGACCAAGCGGCGCTGCTGAAGGAGATGCAAGCGCAATCCAACGACTTTGCGAGACAAAACGACCCGGTAAAAAAAGAACAATCTCTGACCAGGCTCATCAAGCTCGGCACCCAGTACCAGGAAAAAGCCGTTCAGATTTCCGGAGTTGGAATACAAGACGAA